CGAATAAACGATCCGCCGTGGCGTGTCATTCGGTCAAGCGTTCTCATGTCTTCGTCGCTCATAGTTCTGACCTTTCCGCTGCGATGTTCGGCTCGCTCACATCGCCGTCATAGACCCTGCCCCAAAACATCGTGCCTTCTGGCGAGTTTGGCGCTGCCCAAATGAAACTCATAGCGAGCGCCTGCTTAAGCGTCTCATGCTCCACGTCGAGCATATCCAGCCCGCTGTGCTGCGCCTCGGTGTTTCGTATCGCCATCGCGCAAATGTCTGCTGGCAACGTCTGGAACCATTCGAGAGCGGTTAGCTTTTTGCGTCTCATTTCTTTCCTTTCAATTCTTCGGCGATCAGAGAGATCGCCATTCTGAGGTTTTGCCTCGATATCATCGGGCAGGTCTGCGAAGTGTTCTTTTATTTTTTTCATAGTTTTTCTAGTTTCGTTTTTAGTTCTGCGAGCTTCGCAGGGTCGAGTGATCTGATTAGTGTTTGCTGGTTGATTTGCTCGCGATTCGCCGCTTTGTATTTGCGGTGATGCTCACTGATTTGCTCGCGATTCGCCGCGTAGTTTTTGCGTTGATACTCACTGAGTTGCTCACGATTCGCCGCTTTGTATTTGCGCTGATACTCATTGATTTGCTCGCGATTCTCCGAGCGGTATTTGCGCTGATGCTCACTGATTTGCTCGCGATTCTCCGCGTAGTATTTGCGGTGATACTCACTGATTTGCTCGCGATTCGCCGCGTAGTATTTGCGCTTTTGCTCCCTGATTTTCTCGCGATTCGCCGAGCGGTATTTGCGATTTTGCTCATTTCTGCAAACTTTGCAAACAGCTGTCCCTTTGCTGAACTCGGCAACCGCTTTAATGGCTAGGCATTTTATGCACTGTATTTGCTCGATCATATTACATCTCAAGGGCGAGCTTTAAGAGATCGTCCTTTTTGAATGTGATTGGCCGGTGGATAATCAATTTGCCCTGCCGCACCTCATAAGCTGGCTTCGGTATGCGTGCCGATTTCGGCTCTGCTGGCTTTTTAGAATCCTTGATAAACTGATACTGCTCATCCTCCGTGCGTAGCCGGGTGTCGTCGAATACCTGCTTGATCTGCAAAGAGTCCAGCTTGCTCAATGGGATGCGCTTTGTCCTGCAGGTTTTGCCGATACTCTCCACGTAAGGAACTCCGTTGTCGATCAAATCGCCCTGTTGCTCAAACGTCAGGCTCTCCAGCTGTGCGCAATGCGGCACGCTACCGAGTGCTACGGATGGATGCATCACGCCGCGAAAGGTAGCTATAAATTTAGCATAGAGTTTTTTACTCAATCCGAGAGTTGAGCACGTAAGATCGACGCCATCAGCTCCATAGCGTTCGCTTATTTCATTGAGCACGCCGCCGAGCGTGACAATGTTATTGCCGATTGATATGGCCGCCATTGCAGCCGACTCAATAAGCGTTTCTAGTTTCATGGCCGAGATGTCACCGGTCAGGTCTGTGGAGTTTTCTTTTATTTTTTTCATAGTTTTTCTTTCAGTTCTTCGGCGATCAGAAAGATCGCCATTGTAGTTGGCATCGCGAAGATCGCGAGTGCTAAAATTTGGATTATTTCAGTCATGGGTTTAATCGTCTGAGTTTTGATTGTATTTATCCCAAGCGATCCAGCAGTCTTCGCAGAGGACTTCTTTGCTTGGCTCGATTGGCTTATTGCAGTCTTCGCAAGTTGCCCATCGCTTGTCCGTTCTCAGTGTTTCGTTTTTCATAGTATTAGTTTTTAGTATTTCGTTCGTCGCGTTTGCCGATTCGATGACAAGAAAAGTAGCGAACTGAATACCCTTGTCAATACGTTTATTGATTTAATTCATGTCTTTTGATTTTTAGATATTTGCCCTCATACGCGACCTCAATCCGAGCAGTCAAAGCATTGATGCGCTCGCCGTTGCAATCTGCGAGCATCTCGGCAGTCAATTCGTAGCGAGGCAGGCCGCGCTCATGTAGCCATTCGCTCGCTTTCGTCCTGCCGTAGCCTTCGTGGTCAAGTAATAGCCATTCTTTGACCAACGTCAGCCCGCAGTGATAATTGATGACGACTGAATCGGGCTTGCCCAGCTTGCGATGTAGCGCAAGCGATACGCCGTCCACGTTGAGCCATCGCGAAGCATTCAAAAGCTCGCCATGCGCTGCTCTCGCTTCGTGCATCGTCCGCTCGCGCTTTTCCTCTGCCTCAAACATCTCTCGCTGAATCGGCGGAATAACAGTGCCGCAAGACGGACATTTTTTCACCGCGCGACTGAATACGTTTTCGCAGTTGCCGCACGTCGCGAGTCGCACGTCATCATCGTCGTCGAGATCAATCGGGCCATGTCGCATGATGTTGTCGCCGTAGTCAAGAATGAGGCAGTCAATCTTGCCGTCGAATAATCGAAGCCCTCGGCCGACCGCTTGCACCCATAGACCCCTGCTCTGAGTCGGTCGAAGCATCGCGACGCAATCAACTCGCTTTGCGTTAAAGCCTTCAAAGAAGACATTGACCGACAATAAATATTGAATCCGCCCGGCTTTGAATTCGTCGACCAGGCGCTCGCGTTCTCGAATCGGCGTCTTGCCTGTTACCGTTTCAGACTGCACGCCATATTTGCGCAGCTCTTGAGATACGTGTTCACAGTGTTCAATGTCGATGCAAAATACGATGATGCTTTTGCGTGCTTCACTGCGCACTTTGTCAACCATATCACGCACCGCTTGAGTCACAACGTCCGCCTTGTCCACTCGTAAAGCCAAGTCCTTAAGATTGTATTCGCCAGCAGTCTTTTTGATGCCTTCGAGATTGAGCGCCGTATGCTCACCCTCGACTGTTCGCAGTCGAGAGAGATAGCCAGCGCGAATCAACTCGCCGAGGTTCGCAGAGTAGCAGACGTGATTGAGTATGTGATCGCGGTGGCAGATTGCGCCCGTCCCCATTCGATACGGCGTCGCAGTCAAGCCGACGATTCTGAGTGACGCATTGCGCTCAGTCATCGCGTCAATAAACTTTCGATATTTGCCTTCGCCTCGAACCGGGATCCGGTGCGCTTCGTCGATCAGTAGAACGTCCTGTGGCGGGAAGTCCGACGCTCGCTTGGCGACTGAATCAATCGAAGCAAACGTAATCGCGCTGAGAGTCTGGCGAAGCTTGAGCGACGCGGCGAATATGCCAACGTCGAGCGTCGAGTCGATGTCGTGAAGCTCGGCGGCGTTCTGCTCGACCAACTCCTTGCGATGCGCGAGAACCATCACGCGCAAAGTCGGGCAGACGTTGAGCCATTGGCGAATGAGTAGAGCCATGACAAGCGATTTGCCGCTTCCAGTTGGTAGGACGACCGCTGGGTTGTCGTCTCGCGTCTTTAGCGCAGAGTTTACGGCATCGATGGCTTCGTTTTGATAGAGGCGTGGTTGTAGCATTAAAAAGTGCCGCAGATTTCCCGCTGCGGCGCCGGGTTGGTGGTTAGATGACAGCGACTGTGACCGCAGCCTTGCGCGGCGTTGTCGTGACCATTTTCGAGACGCGACCGAACTCCATCGGATCGTATTCGCGCATAGCCTCATATGCTTTCACATCGAGATCGGTCTTTGTCGTCACCTTGAGGCAGTGCGCAGGGATGTCCGCGCCCTTGTCCAGCTTGTAACTCAGCCCGGTCTTGAGCGTCAGTTTTAGGCCGTTGTCGGTCTTGACTGTTTGCGAGCCAGATTCAGCGAGATCAAACTGAGCTAGAATCGCGTCCTCGCATTCGATGCGATGTGCTTTCGCCTCAGCTTCGGCGGATCTCGAATTGACGAGATTGAGGGCTAGTTGGTTTACATCTCCCATGGTTTTTTTCCTCCTGCTGCTGCTGGTGCTGGTGCTTGAGGCGCTGGCCTTACGGCTGTCTGCGTTTGCGTAGCCGCTTGCGCTCCCGACGCTGACGAATACTTCTTTATTACGTTGCGAGTCGTCGCGTCCTTCTTGTCGATGCCCACGCTCGCGATAAACGTGCCGCCGATCAACTCGTCTGAGTCCTGAACGATAGGCTTTCCAATAGCTTTGCCAAGCGCGGCAAACTCAGCATTTCCGATCTTCTGCGCCGTTTGGTTTGAGTGACGCAGATTGAACCACACAAAGAGCTTGCGCCCTTTGTGCGATTGATCGTCGACGTGGCCGATAACGTTAAACTGCACGTGACAGCCGACCCCTTCGCCGTTCTTGGTTTCTTTGACTTCCGCCATCTCGGTTTCGAGAAAGTATTTGCCTACTGGCAGCGGCGAATCATCGCGCATCTCTTCATGATCCTCGGCTTTAAATCCGCCGTCGAAGTATTTTGATATATCTGACATAGTTTTTTATTTGGTTTTATTGTTGAGCCGCTTCTGCGACTGAGTTTGTGAAATCCACCCATGAGAGCGGAAGTTTATAAGGCAGGCGTCCGTAAACGCCGCGACCGCCGCCTGGGTGTCCCGGACGCTTCTGCGTGAACAAATAGCGCGCGCCGGTTAAGTCCTTGCCAGTCTTTTTTTCCTTATTGAATCCGACCTCCTCCGTCTTAACGACTGTCTCGTTATTAGCGAACAGAATTGAGTCGGCCCAACGCTGTAGCGAGAGATGCACTTTCTCGTGCAGGTCGAATTGGAACTGATCGTATGACGCGCCAAGTGGATCGTCGAATCGTTTCACTTTTACGTGTCCGATCAGAATGACGGCTATGCCTTTCTGGCGGAGCATATCAAGTCCCTCCATCAAGTCCCGCCACTTGTTCGCTGCTTCGATATAGCCCTTGCCGTAACCGCCGCCGACTTTCTCGATTGAGTCGCACTTGTTTTCAGCGCATAGCTTCGCCCAAATGACAGGTTCGAGCGCAGATGCCGAATCAATGATGAACGTTTTGTATTCATGCTCCTCTTTGATGAGAGTAGTCACCGCGCCAAGAACATCGTCAAACGTCTCAGCCCTTGGAAACTTCGCCACGTCGAGATCGTCGACGCCTTCCTCGCCTTTGATCGGCAAGAAAATTGGCGAGTCTGCGCCAGCGGCAAATGTGCTTTTGCCGATCTTCTCGACGCCTAGCAGAACGATGCGCGGTGCTTTATGCTCCACGCCTTTTTTGATGCTGTTGAGGTCGAAGCTCATGCTTTGCGCCCTCCCTTGTCGTCTGGCGTGATTGTCACCGAGGCTGGATAGCCGCGTTGCCCAATGATGTTGATACGGAATGCTCGCACTCCGACAGTAGTTTCTAGCTGATCTAGAATCTCCTCGATAGCTTCTTCCGCGTCGCGGATCGTTTCTTTAATGTCCATGTTATTATTGGTTGGTTTTCTTTGTTATCTTAGTTTTTCAAGTTCGGAATAAATCCCGTCTTGAATAGATTTTATTTTTTCGTAAAACTCCGTGAACTCTAGAATATCTAAAATGGAATGCAACTTTCCCGAATCTCGGCAGAGTTGCCGGAAATTATAATGCAGCATTGACCGCGAAACGCTGCTGCGCTCCATCCGTCGCCGTCTTGAGTGTAGTTCGGGCGAACCATCGGCACTTGGTAACGATCCTCGAAAGCGCCCTTGAGTTGTTCGACCGTGCCGGCCCATACTTGATTCACTTCTGCATTGTTGAGCGAATACATTTGCTGCAAATCTGGCTTGCCGTCGTTAGCGTTGTCGCCACTAAAGACAAGATGCTTGCTTGTCGTCTGCAAGATGGTCGATGGATATTGTCCGCGAGCCTCGTCGCTGCCATGCTCCCAAATCGTGCCGTCTTCGCTTGTAAACTCAATCGCGCTTGATCCGTCAGCATTCGTAATCGAGTCAGTCGGCTC